AGTACGTTATCTCTGCGTTTGTTACTGGGTTGAACAGTTGTTCGTTCGATACTAAGTCGAATTTTTCTTTTCGTACTACGCCAAGTTGCCCTAGCATATTGATTTGAAAAATTCCGTAGGAACTATCTCCAGTCTTCCTATTTCCGTTATATGCAAGCGGACGTCCATTAGACTCCGTTTTTGCTATGGCCCAAGCTTTTTTAAGACCTAGACCTTGGAAACCTGCAGACTCTAAAATGAATATCAAATCTTTGTCTGCAAGTTGCTGCCATTCCGTATACTTCTTTGTAGTTAGTTTGTGCAGCTTCTCTTGCTTTAATTGGACTTCAGTTTTCATCGAAGCCTTTGCTTTTTCAGCCGTAGTGGGGTTTACTGAAAATAGAAATAATGTTATCATTACTATTACAGTGGCACTATGTACCAAGTCACTAAGACTTTGTTTTATATTCTCCATTGGCATTTCCTCCTTTAGAGATAACGAACTATAATCATAACATTGGCCGTAAGTTACTGTCAAGTCAGTTGACTAGAAAGAAATCATGGAAATATCATTTTCTACACCTATGGTGAACCTTAGATCTAACAATGGATATGGCCATGCCGCAGAAAAAATAGTTAAATCATTAACTAATTTAGGACATGTTGTTCCTTTTCAAAAATCAACATCTCCAGTTCAATTAAATTTTTCTCAACCTTTATTTTACAAATTACATAGAAATCAATATCAGATTTCTTATACTCCCTGGGAATCTACAATTATTCCAAAGACATGGTATCCATTTATAGATTCCTGTGACGAAATATGGACAACATCTAATTGGTGTGCAAATGTATTTGAAGATAATGGATTTAAGGATGTTAAAGTTTATCCTCATGGCATAGATCCTGTATGGAAACCTAAGAAACGTCAAGAATCTGATGTTATAAAGTTTTTACATATTGGAGAACCCGCCCCAAGAAAAGCGGGACAGATGGTAGTAGATGCATTTGTATCCTTATTTGGAAATGATCCTCGTTATTCTTTAACTATTAAAGCACATAACAGTAATACTACTAGAATATATAATAACTATATAGATAGAAATATTATTGGTTTACCTCATCATATGTATAGCAATATTAAGATGATAACAGATGATATTGATGAAAATCAATTAGTCAAACTTTATCATGATCATGATGTTCTAGTTTATCCAAGCTATGGAGAAGGTTTTGGTTTTATTCCGCTTCAAGCTTTAGCAACTGGTATGCCAACAATCTGTACTAGTGGTTGGGCACATTATGAAAATTATCTTGGTCCACTAAAAATTAAATCAACACTTGTAGACTCACCCTGGCCTTTCCCACATGAAGGAAAAGTTTTTGAGCCAGATTTATTTGATTTGTCTAAACAAATGGTTGAGGTTGCAAATAATTTTAAAGCATATGCTGGTTATTATTACGCCCAGTCAACTAAAATACATAACGATTATAATTGGGATCAGTTGACTAATAAATCGTTTAGTCATATTTTTAAAAAATTCTCAAAGTGACTTCCCCATTTAAATAAAGTTTGATACACTAGGATCTCACTCAAAAATTAAACAACCGCAAGGCGGAGAAACAGGTATATTATGTCAAGAACTATTGAAAACCCTTATGAAAATTTTATTGCGTTGTCTAGATATGCAAGATGGATGCCAGAAGAAAATCGTCGTGAAACCTGGGGAGAAACAGTAGATAGATACTTTACTTTTATGCTTGGCCATTTAGAAAAAGAACATTCTTATATCCCTGATAAAAAAATTGTTGAAGAAATTAAATCTGCAGTTTTTAATCGTAATGTTATGCCATCAATGAGATCAGTAATGACTGCTGGAGCAGCATTAGATAGAGATCACGTAGCAGGGTATAACTGTTCTTTTGTTCCAGTAGATTCTCCAAGATCATTTGATGAAACAATGTATATTCTTATGTGCGGGACAGGAGTTGGATTTTCTGTTGAATATAAATATGTTAATAAGCTTCCTGCCGTCCCAGATACACTAGAAAAATCTAATACAGTTATTATGGTGGAAGATTCAAAGAACGGTTGGGCAAAAGCTTATCGTGAACTTTTGGCTCTTCTCTGGTCAGGACAAATTCCAGCAATTGATGTAAGTAAATTACGCCCATCAGGTGCTCGTCTCAAAACAATGGGTGGTCGTTCATCTGGTCCACAGCCATTAGTAAATCTTTTTGATTTTACAATTGCAAAGTTTAAATCTGCGGTTGGTCGTCAATTAAAACCAATTGAAGCTCATGATATCATGTGCAAGATTGGAGAAATTGTAGTTGTTGGCGGAGTTCGTAGATCAGCTATGATTTCTCTTTCAAATATTAACGATATTGAAATGGCTCAAGCAAAATCAGGCAATTGGTGGGAACATAATTCTCAACGTGCACTTTCTAATAATTCTGTTGCTTATTCTCGTAAGCCAGACATGGAGCAATTTATTGCAGAATGGAAATCTCTTTATGACTCAAAATCGGGTGAGCGTGGAATCTATAATGTGGCAGCAGCGCAAGCACAGGCTGCAAAATATGGTCGTAGAAGCTCAGAAATACATTATGGAACAAATCCGTGTTCAGAAATTATTTTACGTCCCTATCAGTTTTGTAATCTTTCAGAAGTCGTATTACGTGAAAAAGATACAATTAAAGATGTTGAGGATAAGGTTAGACTTGCGACTATTCTTGGAACATGGCAAGCAACATTAACTGATTTTAAATATCTTCGCAAAATTTGGAAAGATAATACAGAAGAGGAACGCCTGCTAGGAGTTTCTTTAACAGGACAATTCGGACACAAGTTTTTTTCTGGAAAAGAAGGCCTTGATAAACTAGAAAAAGTTTTATCTGATTTAAGAGAAAAAGCAGTAAATACAAATATTGCAGAAGCAGGGAAAATTGGGATTCCCGCTTCAGCCGCAGTAACATGTGTTAAGCCATCAGGCACAGTATCTCAATTGGTCGGGGTTAGCTCAGGAATGCATCCATGGCATTCACAATATTATACTCGTACGGTACGTGGAGATAAAAAAGATCCAATTTCAACTTTCTTAAAAGAAGTTGGAATTCCTGTAGAAGATGATGTAATGAAACCAAATGACACTTATGTATTTTCATTTCCAGTAAAAGCCCCAGAAGGTGCAATTCTTAGAAATGATCTAACTGCTATTGAGCACCTTAACACTTGGTTGGTTTATCAACGTGCTTGGTGTGAACATAAGCCATCAATTACAGTATCTGTAAAAGAAGATGAATGGATGGAAGTCGGAGCTTGGGTTTATAAGCATTTTGATGAAGTATCAGGAATTTCGTTCTTGCCCCATTCAGATCACACGTATAAGCAAGCCCCATATCAAGAAACTACAGAACAAGAGTATAACGATTTGTTATCTCGCATGCCAAAGACTATTCGTTGGGAAGATTTGTCTTTTTATGAAACAGAGGATGGAACTTCTGGAACTCAAACTTTAGCGTGTAGCTCAGATGGCAATTGTGAGATTGTAGATATATCTGGTTAGTGGTAGAATATAGTATTGGGAGATTCCCAAAATTCCTGGGCACCCGCCCAAGAGGAGATGATTAAAATGGCTAAATTTGAAAAAGCCGATTTAAACAAGGATGGTAGAGTAACAATGACAGAACAAGTGTTAGCAGCTTTAGGAACTTATGCAAGAGCATTTTTGTCCGCTGCAATTGCTTTATATATGACTGGGAATACGAATCCAAGAGACCTTTTACTAGGTGGAGTAGCATCTGTTGCTCCAGTTATTCTAAAGGCTCTTAGTCCTTCAAACCAAGAATTTGGTTTTAAGAAAAAGTAATTAATTATTGTCTTAGATTAGAAATGCTCCTGTGCTAAAATTAGTACAGGAGTATTCCTATTTAGGAGACTATGGCAAATGGCAGGACAAAAGAACTTTGAAGTAGATCAAAATGCAACTTTTACCTTTATAGCAGAATATAAAGATTCAAGCAACAATGCAATTGATCTTACTGGCGCATCTGCAAAAATGCAGATACGTGATACAAAAGGTGGAAGTAAATTAGCAGTAACTTTAACATCTCCAAGCGGTGGTATTGTAATAGATGGACCACTTGGAAAATTAACTGTGACTCTTACTCCAACTCAAACAAACAAACTCTTTTATCCAAAATCTTCATATGACATTATGGTTATCGATTCTAACGGGAACAAAATAAAACTCCTAGAGGGTTTTATGACTCTCAGTAGATCGGTAACTATATAATGGCTGAATCCGTAGTAGTTAGACAAACATTAAATGAAGTAACAGTTTCATCTCCTGGTCCACAAGGACCAAGGGGTAAAACCATTTTAAATGGATCTGGTATTCCGTCAAGCAACCTTGGCCTTACTGGAGATTTTTATGTTAATAACACAACTCATGAATTCTACGGTCCAAAACTTAATGATTTAAATTGGACAGGCGCTACAATTATAGGATTATCGGCAGCAGGAGCAGATTACGCATTTAGGTATTCTTGGGAACTAGCACAAATAACTAAGACAGATATTGCACCAATTGTATATAGCGTTGTAATATTGCACAACCTTGGTTTTTATCCTAACGTAACAGTAAAAACAAGCGCAGGAGATATACTAGAAACTGGTATAGATTATGATAATACAAATCAAATTACACTGACAATGGCTCAACCATTTTCAGGGACAGCACATCTGTCTTAAAAAGGAGAAGAAAAAATGGCAAGAACGTATGCGGTCAGCTTAGACCTTAATAAAAATGAGTTGCTAAATGCAAGAATTCAAAATTTAGCATCAGCACCATCAAGTCCAGTTACTGGTCAACTTTACTATAACAATGTTTCAAATATTCTGTTTTTCTATAACGGAACAGAGTGGACACCAGCATCTGGATCTACAGAAGTTATTCAAGACGTTATTGGTTCAACGGTAGTAGCAGGCACTGGCTTAACAGCAACATACAATGATCCAG